CTTATTCGTAAATATGCTACCAGCTAATTCCATTACAGCATCACTAGCAAAGTTTTCACTCGCAATAAGTTCAATCGTCTTTGATTGACGCTGTTGTTCTTGTACTAAAATTTCTTTAATTTTTTTATCCATGATTTTTTATTTATAAATGCTCCTCAAGATCGAAACGCGGGGCACTTATAGCAAACTTAACCATATAAAAAGGGCAATGACGAAACATACGCCGAATACTCCCATTATTACTTTATCTGCGGTAGTGAGACTACTAGCAGCGTTCCTTTGATTCATTGATTTTTTCATAATAAATTGGCACCCCTACACGGATTCGAACCGTGGTTGACGCGATGAAAACGCGGTGTCCTAACCAGACTAGACGATAGGGGCATAAAATTCTTAATTTTCATATGTATATATTACCCTATTTGGGCCTCATTGTCAACCACCAATTCGCGTAAAAATTGGACCTCCACAGTCTTCCTAAACTTACACCCTATGAAGGTTGTCTCAAATAGAGACCGTTTATCATTGGGTATTTCGTAAAGGGGCACTAGGGTGTACTCAGAGGTGTCAGATAGGGCATTTTCAGCCTTTGTAGCCAGCACACAGTCATCATATTTTACCATATATTCCCACCAATCGTCGATTGATTTCCACTCTTTTCCTCGAGCCCGTTCGAACACTTCGAACCTGGAAATTGTATGAGCTCGGTGAATTCCCTTTAAATCACTGAAATCCTTTGATATTAAAAGATTCATAGCATCTTTAGTTATGCCACGTGGTCGCCAAGCACCTTTCCACGCCGAGAAACAAGATGCCCATGCTCTAGTGATATAGGACGCAGGTATTTCTTCACTATCAGCAAAATGCTTGAAGATACCAAATAATTCTTGTTTCAGGTTTTTGTTCATAAAATAATAAGCAGTTTAAACTCATGCTTAGGAGTATCTCTATTAGATAAATTTACTTTTGGCCGAAGCTTACTCTGTGTGATAAGACAAAGCATAACCATCCACGATGTACATAAGCATATCCTTTTTCTTCGCGATCGTCTTCAAACTCGAACTCTGCTCTATACCATGGGAGCCATTCAAATTCGGTTATGTCTAAACAATATTTTCCTATTCTCATTACTTTTCTTTTATTTCTACTTTAATTAAATCTTCTTTCAATTGCCCTTTTAGAACTTCGACGTAATGTTCGCATTCTTCTTTTGGCATATCAATTGTTTCTCTAGGATATAACTTACGTCCGTTCTTTGTTCTTGTATATTTTACTATCATAATTTTCCTATACTGTGAATGTGCTGAAGTCTTGAGTGTTAGAAGATGCTGATTCACCAATTGTGTATTCGTGTACGTCTGGCATTATATCTTCTTGAGCACTTTCGTCTAATTCATATAATCTCATCTTCGGTCGGTCGATACCAACTACGAATCGCTTGTTCTTTGTCGGGTCATTGTAACGATTCTTTAATTGTTTGAACATTACTTGATTCATACCTTCGAGTTGCTCTGTAGATATCATCGCCAACATTAAGTCAGCTGTTGCCGGCAAACCAAATGATTCTGAAGTATCAGTTAGTTCTACATCAGATGAATTGAATCCGCCACGAGTAACTTGAGTCGCTGACCAAATAGGAACATTGAACTCTGCGGCCAAACCACGAACTTCTTCAGCAATTGCTTTCACCATGTGATAAGTATTTACTGAACCACTAAGACCTTTGATTCGAGCTGAACCACAGATGTTTAGATAGTCAATGTAAATCATATCTGGCTTGAAGTCTTTCTTCAATTCTAGTTCATTCAATAGAGCACGGAAGTGACCAGTGTGAGCTGATGCAGTTGGGTACTCTTTGATAATCAATCGACCTCGAGTCTTTGATTTGATCTTGTCAATGTGAGATTCAAATTGATTCTTACTTAGAGCATTCAATTGGTCAATCTCGACATCCATAAGATTCGCATCAATACGTTCGGCGATTCTTTCTTCAGCCATCTCAAGAGTAATGTATAGAACATTCTTACCTTGGTCTAATGCAGCTGCAGCAAAGTGACACATCGCGAGAGATTTACCAACACCAGTTCCTGCAAGGATAATGTTTAATGTCTTCTTGGTGATACCACCATTGGTGATAGTATTTAACATCGGTATGTCAAACGGAACCTTTTCCTCGACTTTGTGATAGAAATCAAATCGACCAGAATAGTCTTCGATATAATCGTGACCTACATTTCTGTCGAATGAAACCTGAAGAGCCTTTTGTAATATATCAGGTATTGCTCCTGTATCTAGCTCTGGCTCTTTACCGTCTATAATTTGAATAGACTTCATAATGCCAAGGAATACTGATCGCTCTTTACACCAAGCCTCGGTGTGTTCTAACATCCACTTCTCGTCAATCTTTTCATCAACAATGCAGTCACTGATAATATCAAGAACCTCTTGATTGTTTTCAGTATTCTTGGCTGAGTTTACAAACTCAACCTGAAGAGTTGATTTAGACGGTAGTGAATTATAGTCTGTAATGAACTTTAGAATTAGGTCGTAAGCAATTCGGTCCTGCCCTTCAAAGTATTCGGGCTTTACAAATGGTAAAGCTTTACGAGCAAATTGCTCATCATTACATATCTTCTTTAATATTAGCCGCTGTATGTTCGTCATATTCTCCAAATTCTTCTTCTAAAATGTATTTTAATATATCCGCAATATAGTCTTTGAACTTTCTACTTTCATTTAGTTCATCAGTTTTATATCGATTGTTATCTGTATGAACGACAAATTTAAAGTTAAGAGCCAATTGGTCATTTTCTTTGTCTTCATTCAAATCTACTTTACCATAAGAATAGATAACGCCTTTGAAACGGCCCTCTTTAATTTTTATAGAGTAGACTTCAGAACTTGCTCGTTCTACATAACTAAATGATTTACTCGTTATCTTCTTCTGCATCTTCTACTTCTTCGGTTATCATTGAAACGTGACCTACAGAGAACTTGTCTTTAATAGCTTTGGCTAAGTCTGTCTTAGCAAAGATACCAGACCAAAATTCTTCAGTCAATGTTTCTTTCATTCGTTTATTACCAGTTAGTTCTTCTCCTGTCGCAGGATTAACTGCTTGATACCAGCCAACCTTTGGCTTCTTAACGTATCCTAATTGAAGAGCAACGTCTGTAAGACCAGACCATTGTGCGATACCGCCTTCCCAAGTTACTGAGATAGGAATCTTTGACTTCTCTCGTACGAAACGAGATTTCTCAACATTGATTACGAAGTTGTAACCTTTGATTTCTGTACCTTCCTTTTCTTGTTGCCTTCCGATAATCCATACATTGTCGGCTGAGTACATAATACCAGTACCACCTGAAACAATTGCTTTAGGGAATAGACCAATTTCTTGATACGTGTGATTTACTGCAAGAAGCGGAATGTTTTTCATTGTAAGATAAGGAGTAACCATACGGAATAGTCCTTTCAATGCTTTTGCACGAGTCATGTCAGCAACTGATTTTTCATTGATAGCATCTTCGAGTTCTTTCTTCGAAGCAAGGTTACCAACTGAATCAATCATAACAATCACTTTATCACCACGATCAATTTGTTCTAACTGACCAACTAAATCAAACTTGAGTTGTTCTACATTAGGAATTGGAGTGTGAAGAACTCTGTCTGTATCGATGCCGAAAGCTTCGAAGTAAGACTGAGGTGAACCGAACTCAGAATCATAGAAGAGCAATACTGCATCTTCGTGTTTCTTGAGATAAGCTGCGGCCATCAATAATCCAAATGATGTTTTGAAATGCTTTGACGGACCAGCGAGAACCGTAAGACCAGATGTAAGACCACCATCGATTGAACCCGATAGTGCTACATTAATCATAGGGACAGATGTTTGACAAACATCCTTTTTAGAATACAGGGCAGACTTCGATAGAATATCTGCACCTGGAATTTTTGAGTTTTTCTTTAATTTATCTAATAGAGACATAATTTTCCTTTTTATTGTGTATTATTATACACCGTTCCTGCGTAGTTGTAAAGACATTTATGCAAGAAATTCTTCCAATGTATTCTCCTCAAGCTCGTGAGAAGTGTTCGTGTTATTTTGTCGTATGAATTTAGTCTTCATAATATCGAGCTTACCATCAAGATAGTCTTTAACAGACTGAGCCATGTCTTGTGCTGTAGTGACGGGTACGTTTTGACAAATCATATTGAGGTTCTTCTTACCTCCAACTAATTGAAAATCTTTTGGCATCCGCATGATTGATAATGCCTCACGAATAGAAATGAATCTATCTTCGTCGGGGTGTATCAATGAAGTAGCAAAGTGACCAACGAATGCTGAGGTATGACCTTTACCAAACTCAATTCCTCGTTTCATAATGTTACCGCCTGCTTTATACTTAGCTTCGATTCTTAAACACTTCGCGGCTTCTTTATCAAATCCGTTCGCGGACATCCATTCAGCAACTTGTGGATAAGGAATCTTTTTATCTTCAATATAGTTTAAAGTGTTGGTTGACTTCTCGAGCTTAGCAAAGAACTCTTTATGAGTAATCCCACCTTCGATTTCTTCAAGTATGTATCGATACCAAGGGTCTTCGCTTGGCTTCTTATCATTAACCAATGCATTCATTGGATCGTCATCAGATACAAAAGCATTACGAATCGTTTCTTCGATTGGCTCTTTCTCTTTACTAAAGTATGGCATATAAGGAACAGCATCGTCATTCCAAAAGAAGTAGAAAGAACGATTACGCACTTGGCCTAATCCGTGGAGAGTTGACTTAGTCTTATAAAGAGTCATTGTATAACCATTATCATCTGCGACCTTTCTAAGCTTCTCAACAACTGGCTTACCCATGTTACCATAAAGGCCAGGAGCATTCTCACCCCAAAAGACTTTTGGTTTAACTTCACTTAATACATACTTAGCTGATTCAACCATCCAATCATTCGCAGCATTGTCGGCTGAAGCTGATGTATTTAACATTGAAAGACCAGCACAAGGACAAACTGAATTGACTACATCTACTTGACCTCCGTGACTACCACCCTCATCTAATACATGATAAGGAACTTCGTTTTTGTAATGATTCAATAACTGAGAATCATTTGCGCCGAAGGCTTTGTACGACATAATATACTTTGGTCTTTTACCAAAAGCATTTTGCATCGCGATTGTTTCTCCACCAATCAGTGGAATGATACTTGCATATGTATAATTATTTTCCATTACTTACTCTTTCTCTCAATTCACTGGTGGAAAAAGAATGCCTTCTTTTGTTGTAGTGGATATGGCATAATCCTTTTCCTGTGTGTTCTTTTCCTTTATATTCTTCTCCACAGATTCTAATATCAGGGTTGATAGTTCGAATCATATCTTCTAAATCTTTTTCACTTTCGAACGGTATTACTTCATCGACGTATTGACAAGACGCAACCTGAACGTACCGCTCAAAGATAGATTGAATAGGTTTGTTCTTCGTGTCGGGTCGGTCCAGAGTTGGGTCTGTCAAAAGTCCTACAATAAGATAATCACATAGCTGCTTTGATTCTTGTAGCATTACTATATGACCAGCATGCATCAAGTCGAATGACGATGCGGTGAAACCAACTACTACTTGATCGATTGGTTTATCTAGCTGCTTGGCTAGTTCTTTCTTATCAATAAACATCCTGTATTAATCCTATAATAAATTCTTTATCGTGATGGTATTTTATCACTCGAGTCAATTCACACCGTACTAAAATATTTATATGTTTCTCACGGAGCTTATTGTACGTACATAATGTTCGTCTTGAAAGGTCGATTAGTTCGTCTCCTGCTTTGTTGATATAAAGACTAGCAATAAACTTAGCAACATCTAATTCAAGACAACCAAATACATCTGGTATTGGGTCAATCAAAGTTAAGTGGTCTTCTTCAAATAACATATTAGTAATTCCAAAGTCTCCGTGAGCAAATGATTCTTCTGGCCATTCAATAAGTTTTAGTTCATTAAATACTAATGCCCATAATACATCTTGCTCTATCTTGCATTCATTAATATGTGCACGGATTCTTTCTATGTATGTGGTAAAGTTATTTTGCTCTTGGTATTTTATTTTCTTTAGCTTTTCTAAATTCTCTTGAACCAATGCTAATGCTCTATGAGGCATCCTGTAGAAGTAAGTATTGTCATGGTCAATATAATCCATAGTCATAGTTTCACCTACGACTCTTTCTACATTAGGAACATTCACACCAGCTTTTTTTACTATCTCAAACCATTCATTTACCTCGTGAGCCTTGGAGTCTGTCTTGTGAACTAATCGACCATCAGTATATATGTCAGAGCCAGAGAGTCCACCTTGTAAATTTCGTATATCGGCATCTATAAAATCTTCTGGTGATATACCTTTATCGTCTACATAGTAAGCAGCCAATGGTTTATCAAATGAAAGGCTATCATAACTAACTTTGTTCTCAGATAGCCATTGTCGTATTTCTTCTCCATACTTAACTTCAGCATCTGCTCGAGTTTCACAAGAGATAGAACCTCGAGCGGTGAAGATATCAATCTGCCAACCGTCTTTATGAAGTTGGTTTATTTTTCGGATTAATGGTTTGTTAGCTTTAGCATTTTTAAAGTTCCTATTGACAGGAAATGCTAGTGTATCGTCAAAATCTAATACTATACGTTTATGGTGTTTCATGCGAAAAATGATTCCAAAGAAGATGTTTCTTCTTCAGCCTTTTGTTGTTTATTGTTTACTAAAATATACTTTTCTCTTTTAAGATAAGAGCCTGGTGCTGTCATTACAACCTCACCTTTCTCTCGTAATTCTTTTGCGTTTGGAAAGAAAGTATTTATGGCTTCGATAGCATTGGTTTTATTTTCTCTTTTGCCGAGCTTCAAGATAGTATCTAAGTACTTAGGTGCTAGGTTGTCAATATCATTGAACTTATAAATTAGTTCTCTACAAGCTACTCTCCTATCCACATATTCATTTCTTTGATACCAAAGTCTATCGAGCTCTGCAGCCAAAGCTTCTTCTTTGTTGGCTTCTGCTGTAAGTGCACAATCATAATCAACCCACTTCTTACCTTCTGGTGAATAAGCATTCTCGGCAAATTGTTTATTGAGTACTGGTAGAGTTAATAGAAATGATTCAATCTGAGTGTATTCCATTCGTGTACCATATTCTCTTTCGTCGGTTAGTCGATAGCCACACCATGATGCGAATGCTTGACCGAGAGTTTTCATACCCCAATCGTAAGGATAAGATTCGTATGCGTTTACTGCAATTTCTTCGTCGTTCAATTTACAATTGTGTTTGATATTACCATCTTTATCAAATCGATGTATACGAACAAAGTCTCTGAATGGTGGAATATAAGGACCCGGCCATCTGTGTAGTTCTTTAGTATCATCAAAGGCCACTGAAGAAATCGATCGCTCACAACCAACTAAAGATAAAAACCAATCTGGCATATGCTTACTTGAACGACAGATTAGTGCAGGGTCTTTTAGTGGAGACATACGACCGATGTATAAGAAATGTTTAGTTGGGCCATCAGCACGATATTTGTTATACGCATCTGGTTCAATCCAAATAGGGTTCTCTATAATCCTGTCTTTCAAACCTTCGTCAAAGTCAGTGTATGCTCTAGATGAAAGTCCGTCTTTAGATTGAAGAACTGCTACATCAGCATAAGAAAATAGTTCGCATGCCTGGGGAACTGAGTTAATAGTATTAACAGAGATACCATGGTCGTGCATTACAATGATTGGGTCGTTTATCTTTTCGATAAATCGTCTGTATCTATCACAATAGTCTGTGTGTTTACGAATAGGAGCTGAGTGACAGATAAGTATATCACACTTATTGGCTACATCAATAATTCCTACAGAGGCATCAGATTCTGAAGCTGATACTTCTAGAACCTCACCCTTGAATTTATTATCTTTAGCTCGACCATAACGATTGCCATTAATGAAATCAAATACTACAGAGTCATGGCCATTATCATATAACCACTTCTCAAAGAATAAAGCACCACGAGTGACTCCACACCCATCGATACCTTTTCCAAAAACAAAACCTATTCTCATACTATTCTTCTTAAATTATAAACACTATTATACCATGTGATACGTCAGTTGTAAAGACAAAAGTTATACTGTCTTTGCACAGAAGCTAAGAAAGCACAATAAAATAACTCCACCGCAAGCGTACATTAGCATTGATTTCCAAAAGTCTTTATTCTTCCAAAATGTCATTGAACCATACATTGGAGAACATACACAACACTTACCTTTATTTTGTTTTTCAACCATCGATACTTCACTTTTTAACTTCGGCATATTCTCTTATTCTTATTCCGTGCTCATTAATATAATCTTTAGTCGGCACTCTTAGTTTCTTCTTACCACTTTTAACATCAGCTTCGTACTGAGCGGTCTTTTCTTCAAGTATTTCTTGAATTCGTTTTTTAAGTGTTGTCATCTACTTCCGATCCGTGGTTTTTGTCTCTTAAATTATAGTGGTCATCGGCCGTATAAGGTTCTGTTATAGTATCTTTATTCTGCCCATCAGTATTCCATTGCCAATCGTGGAACATATTGTATTCATCAATTGCTATACCCACATATTCCATTTGGGCTTTACCAAAGTTACATCCTGCTTTCCACTTCTTACCATGAACTTCAACATCTGGCATTACAACTCGAGCGACTCCAATCTGAATCAGTCCTTTAAAACAATCTTCGCATGCAGGTAAGCCGTGAATATAAACAGTAGCACCTTCGAGTGATACACCATGCTGAGTCGCATTATAAATCATATTCATTTCTGCATGTACCATCAGCTTTAACTTAGCTTGCCTATCATTCAATAGCTCATCGCTATCTTTGATTCCTTTAGGAAATCCATTATAGCCAGTTGCGATGATTCGTTTATCATTAACTGCGATTGCACCTACTTGTGTGGAAGGGTCTTTTGACCACGTTCCAACTTCTTTAGCGATTTTTAAAAATCTATAGTCCCATTTATTCATAGTTTGTATATATTGTTGTCGTCTTCAATTTCGTTTGTTTCGTCTGCCTCTATTGCTATTGCTTCTATTTCCTGTTGTTTAAGGTCATAAAGAGACTGAGGTTTTTTATCATTACGTTCTGTTCCTACATGCACCATATCGTGTGATGGCATATTATATTCTCCTGTTATATAATTTTTGCGAAGCTCTTCTAGAAACTTAAAGTGTCTTTCATAGACATGAAGTGAACCAACATTCCAATAGATTGGACCAGCACCATAATGTTTATCCAGGTCTGCAAGAAGTTTATCCCTTACATGAGTTTGCCATGCTAAGTCATTATTGTAGCCAAAGATTGCATCGTTAGATCGCATATAAACTGAAGTTACAAGTTTGTTATCTCTAATAAAATACTGAACATTGTTTGTGCAGATAAAGTCTGACATACCATCAATATTATAATCATGCCAAATAGCAGGACGAGTGTAAATCATATTGGCTCGTCTAGACTCGGGGTTCTTGTTGAGTTCTTTTAATACATTGTCGTATTGATTCCAATTATCATCTGAATAAGTAAGCCAACCATAGTTTGAATTAATAATACCTAGATTACTTGCAACTGATTTCCATATTGCAGGGCACTCGCCTGGTATTTCTTGAACAAACAATGATTGTGATTCATACCACTCGATTTCTCTTTTAATGTAATCTTCATTTGGTTCTCGTATAATGTATGGCATGTCTGCTTCAAAGCAAGCATTAATCATTTCGATTGTCTTTACACCTGACTTATCAGTTACGAATTGTTTCTGCTTTAGGGCTTGGGTAAAATAGTCTTGTATATTTGCAACTCTATTCATATTATTTCCAATACTTAGTCTTTTCTTTTTTTATAAGCGAGGGCTTTTTATAATATCGCTTGTCGTTTACACTTTGAAGTATACCTTCATTGTCCATTTTCTTTTTTAATCGGCGGAGTGCTTTTGCAATCGGTTCGCCACGTTTAACTTTAACTTCAATCATTTTCTATAATCTTTATATTACCAGAAATTACACATCTGTCAAGACTAGAATTACTTGGTGGTTGATAATGTAATAGCCAGCTAGGCCAAATAATAAATTTACCTGGGATGCATTCTGCCTGCCAAGTGTCGTCTAAATTATATGGTGAATAATAATAAGTACCTTCGTGCTTATCTTTATCTACATCGATGTACCACACAAAAGAATAACCCACGTCACCATGCGCGTGAGGGTGATGAGATTGAAAACCATTCGATATTTGTGTCCATATATCGGTAAAAGCTAAATCTACTGCATTGAGCGAATCTAAAAATTCTGCTAAATGTTCTCTTAGATGCCCTAGAATAAACCCACCCCACAAATCCATTTTAAAGTCCCAAGCTTCTTGGCTTTTGTCTACAGCAAAATAATCTGTACGAATAGGACTCGACATCTCATTAGACAATTTAAGAATATCAGCATTAGTTAGCTTCTTTACTATTTCGTGATATTCTTTCTTAGGTGGTTCTACGTCTACCTCAAAGAATGTAATTGGCTTAAACGGATTACTCTGTTTCATTTTTTATTTCGCGGTTAAGAAAATCTTTAGTACCATCTTGGCCTTCGATACCATTGCGGCAATAAGCAGCAATAAAAGAACTATAGTTGATTAAGTCCTTGGCTGAGTCTTCAATTGATTCGAAGTTTTGCTGATACGATTCATCAGACTCCATTGCTTCAATGACTGAATACATGCGTAGCACTTTAGCATAAACAATATCCAATATAGTAAGAACACCACGCGGATAATAGTCAGCTTGCTTGATTCGCGAGTTTGGATTTTGGTAATCATTTGATTTCTTAATTTGTAATTCGGCACATTCTTTAAGTACCTTTAGTGATTCTTTATCAATTGTCATAGTTATACTATACCTTATTTTCGGCCTTTTGTAAATAATAAAATTCAAGTAAAAACATCATACAGCAAATCGCATGAGCTGCGTGGTGCACTCCTGTTTCGGGGTCGAGCTCTTCATCTTTCATAAGAGCCCACATATGTCTTTGGGCTGCTGCAAAGTACCGATCATCAATATTGTCAAGCTTTTTCCAATTGTGTCGAGCATACTTCTGTGCACCGATGGTTAGTACTTTTACCACGTCATCTAACGCATTGGGTGGTATTAAAGAGTAGTCAGGCTTATCGTCATCAAACTTAATTCCGCCGTTTGCTGATTTCTTTTTTGCATGCTTGGCCAGCTTTTCCCACTCCTTTAGTTTTTCTTCTGTCATTACTTTCTATTTTCTCCACAACTTAACAAATACATACACTACGGGTATCCAGTATAACCAACCAAAAACAGTTATAATTGGTAGCCATGGCTCGAAGACCGTTAGTAGATGATTGTTTACAGCCACATCGCTTACTTGCTTTAATTCATGCAGCTTCTCCATGTTAAATGCTGCCCATACAGCACCTATTAGAAATGCCAATACATAAGGAGCGGTGAATAACGATGCCCATATTAGAGCTTTTACTTTATTGTTTATTTTATTCATTACTTTCTTTTTTCTTTATTGTTCTTAATGGCTCTATCTATTTTAGGAGTTACCATTACTCCAACAGTTTCATTGAATACTAATGGGCCGCTTGAACGTCCTAGTAGTTTTCGTTTAGAGGGATTTGCAGCTCGGATGTCTGCACCGGGTTTTAATTTTTTACTCATATCTTATATAAAATTTCTGAATTCGTTTACTATTTGTATAAAAAGTTCAATATCACTTTTAGTATTAATGATGCTTGCTTTATGTTGTAATAACACTTCGTTTTGTATTGTTACAGTTTCATTTAAATTACTTATTGCTTCTTTAAGCTTTTTGGACTCATAGTCTAATATTCCAATCCAGCCAAAAGTGAGTAGTACTGCGATGCTGATTATAATCTTCTGTCTCATAATTAAAAGGTTCTTTGTATATCCAATACATTGAATACATATTGTACACACTTGCATTGAGCTACCACATCTTCGATAGCATTGTGTGCTTTAAAGTCAATCTTGGATTTAATATCGTCTGGTATCAATCCTGTTACAGTGCGAGAATCTTTTTCATTCCAAAACTTCCAAGGTTGTTCCATATCATAGTGGCGATATAAATGACCAAGCATTGGAAAGTCAAACGATGGCCCTTGGCACCAAATCTTACTCACTCCGTCGAACCATTCATTTAACGCGAGTAAACCATCTTTGACCTCAACTCGATCGTGCTCAGAAAAAGTGTCATTACGAACTTCTTCTGATTGCGTTCCCCACCACTTAAGAGTACCTTTATCAATTATACGGCCTTTCTCTACTTGGCCAGAGGTATCCAACTTTAAATAAAGCTTATCAACTGGCTCGTCAGTATTAAAAGGATTGAACTTTGCCGCTCCTATAGTTAGAACAACAGCATCTTGGGTAGTACCCAGAGTTTCTAAATCAACCATTCCTTGCATCATAATATATTACCTACACATTCTTTAATTTTGTTCATATATATAGTATACACTATATTGGCGCATTTGTAAAGACTTATTTTTCTATTTTCTTTTTAATTATCTCTTTACCAGCAGGTCCTGTCCAATGAATAATTTTAGCGTTTGGATTGGTCTCTCCTTTAGCTAATTGGATTCTAAGCCACTGGTATTCCATTGGCATTTCAACTAAGTTATCTAATTGATATGGTTGCACATGAACTAAATTATGTAATACCTCTTGGTCACCTCTTAACCAACCATTATTGCACCACTCGGACCAAACCTTTAAAATGTCTGGTGTGTCTTTTACAACTACAACTCCAGTCGCATGCCATTTTTCGTTAGGTACATCTTTTCTTCTACAAGGGTCGTCTGTAATACCCATGTTAGTACCATCAACATAATCAAATATGTCACTGATGTCTGCAAGTACTTCGCAATCTACATCTATCCAACACTTATACTCATAAGGTGCATCGATAAGAGTTTGGGGTTTATGAAACCAAGAACACTTATGATGAGTTGGATATTTAATAAAATGGTCAGCTCTTTTCTCTGCCCACTCAGACCAACCATTGTTCATACCAAAATCGCATATAACAACTGGTATATCGTTGTGTTTCCAAATATTTTCTAACCAAAATGGTAACATCCATTGGTGGTTAGAATCTACTCCAGTTATAAAACATTTA